CGATGCATGCGCGCTGACCAAGCGGGCAGGTATAAAGCGTTGCCCAACTGGTCGTCATCGCCGCCTGACCAATCTTCGACAATCCACCAAAAATAGCCAACAGATTCGCAATCGCCTGCGTGTAGCGGCTGATGTCACCAAGAGCGACGACGCCATTCTTCTGCGTGGTAAGAATATCGCCAAGAGAAGTAGACATCAGAACTTCCCATCCGGTTTGATTCGATAGCGGATGTTGCCGATACGCCAGAAACTGCCGACATCGTTGCTCGAGAGTTGAATTGACATCAGGCGACCGCGAAACCGCGGAGAGATGTATTGCGTCGCTTGCGTGACCGGATACGGTCCGTACACCTTCGGGGTTTGCCCGGGGTAATCTGCGACATAGAAGGTAATGTTGACCGTTGCGTTCTGGACTCCACCAAAGTAGCCCCACTTCATGTCCGGCCACACTTGGTCCACATAGGTCATCTGGTCGCCTTCCGCGATGGCGAACCATCCTGTGCGCACCGCCGGCAGCATTGCTTGACCGTCCGCATCCGGAGAGGTCTCGTGCTGATAGATGTAACCTGTGTTCGGGTCTGCTCCGATGGGCGGCCCGAGAACCGACTGGTCTAACCACGCGGAGCGCGACAATGACCCGTAGTCCCACGCTTGCAGCAGCGTGTTGTATTTCACATACGCGTTGATTTCGCCACCATTGCCGGTGGTCGGGTAGTACCACGCCACCTCCCCGAATCGAGAATTGGTAGCGATGCGAACCTTGTCGATGTTGTTCTGGTCGATGTCCTGAAAAATCACATCCCACAGCGGGCACGGAAGCGGCGTTACACCCTCTCCCGACAGCATGTAGAACTGACTTTGAGACATCCAGTACACCACACCGCCCAAAGACGCCGCCGCCTTCTGCGCAATGAGGCCGCAGCCGGTGCCAAGTTCGTTGAACGAATAGACATACGGAGCGCCGGTGTACTGCATCGCCCACACGCCGAGGTCTGTCCAGATAAGGCCCTGTTGCGGACCTTGAATGCATCCAACAATCTTCGAGCCTTTTGGAATGCGATACGAGCCCGCCTGATTGGTGATTGACGCAACCCACTCGTTGTAGTTGTTGACATCGCACCAACGAATCAACAGCGGGTCTTCAATGCCAGTAAAAGTAGAGCCCCACGCGACAATCTGCCTCTGCGGCATCGCAACAAACGCGCCCATGTTCTTTGCGGGCGAAGTAGGAATAGCCTCTGCAATTGGCGCACCGCTTGTCGGGTCCCACAGATAAACTGGTGCAAAAATATCGTTGTTGCGCGGGACTGCGACAAGGATTTGACCCCAGTTGTCTAGCGTCCAATCGTATGCGTCAATCGGGTCGCCATAAAGCGTTGCCGTCGCAGGTCCTGTGCCGTATCCGCCAGAGCCATATCCACCAACGCCGTATCCGCTGCCGATAGGAATCGCGCCGACGCCGTAACTGTATCGAAATCTGACATTTCCGCCGTTGATGAATCCGGACGCCGAAGAAGTTGCAACCGTGCTTGCAAAAATAGTGAAGTTGTCGGCGTCCACGATTGTGCGAATCGTGTAATTGCCAAAGATAGTTACGCCGCCGACCGTGGTTGCAACAAGACACGGATAGGTATCGCCAACCTGATAGCCGTGATTTGCCAGTTCCACATTGACGGTGTATTGACTTGAAACCGTGGTGAACTCCGCAACCAAGCCGCCCGCTGTAACGGTCGAAGAAGCGAGAAACGGCTCTCCAAGCACATTGATAGCCGTGATGTTGTACTCGGTTGCAGACACATACACCATCGGGTAAAGACCAAAAAGAATGACGCCGCCGACTGAGACATGAGTCTCGATGTAAACCGTGTTGAACCCGATGAGGCCAACTGTGGTGGCGTCCGTGACCTTGACTACCGGACTGCCGGCAGTCGTGTCAAAATCTTCCGCAATGTCCGTCTGCTCCGAGCGCGGAGTGATGAATATTTGCACGCCATTCGTGAGGACTGACAGTACAGACTCATCGGTGAGAGGGTCAGATTCCTGACCGATAGCGAGATGCGACTGGGAGTTCGTGTCTTCCCACCCCCACAAAGCGCGCACTGGCGTTGCGAAAGTGTCGTTGAAGAATTTCACCCATCCGCCAAGTTTCTGGACAAGGCCAAGACCGTTCCTGTCCGGGATGAAGCGAACAAGGTTGGAGGTCGAAAGACCAGTCTCGTTGAGCGCCGGCGTTTCGTTCTGGTCGATGCCCGGCTTGACCTTGAGCGAGGCGTGCGGCACGGATTAGCGTCCCGGCGAGGCGGCCACAGCGGGCGACGCGGATGACCACGACGACGCTTGGAACTTCTTGCGCGCTTCCTCGACGAATGCCGACTTTAGCAGAGCCTGATACTGCGACTCGTAGGTGAAGCCCATTTCAGGGTCGTTCGCTGCGGCGCCGAAATTGCGTTGGAACATGCTGATGTAAATCATCGATGCCAACATCAGCAGGTCCGGAAGGTAAGTGCTGATGAAAGTGTATTGCGTGTCAGCGTCACCGACGACCGCGAACTTGTAGAGCGACGGCAGACGCTTCGTGCCCTTGACCGTCACCGGATACGCGGCGTTCGGAGTGGGCCCGAACAGGATGTAGTTGTACAGGTTGCCGCCCGGAGAGTCGCCTCCGTACATGGCAAAGAACTTTGGCATGCCGGTGAACGCCGTGTCGTTGTAGACATTCTGCAGGTACTCTTTCGTCACCGGCAGAAGCGGAATCTTCGCGGTGCCGGAAGTCACCTGCATCGTCTCAATCGCGACGAAGTCGTCTACATCAATCTCGAGGATGGGATTGCTCGGCGTGAGCGTGAAGGTTCCGGTCTGCTGAGACGGAAGAAGGTCGAGGTCTCTCTGGATGCGCAACTCTGCGTAGTTGAGCATCTGTGGAATGATGGCAGTGAACGGGGGGTCCACCCCCTGAACAACCCCGCCTACGCTCTGCGTGGCCACAACGGCCATCACGCCGATTTGCGTGACATAGGCGTTATAGGACAGGGGGTTTGTCTGAGGGTTGCTCATAGGGGTGGACTGTTCGTTACGGTTCCTGCGTCGGCTCCACCGGCGTGTTGACTGCAGTCATCTGCGCATCGCCCTGTCCCTTGATAGCCATCATCAGGGGGTACGAGTGAGACGCGTTGGGCGCGTTGCCCAACAGACTGAGAAGCAGGTTGACCTGCGACACCGGCAGACAAAAGACGATTTCGCGTTCCATGGGGCCTCCTTTGGCGTTGTAGACCTGCCCATGATACGGCGCCGGGGGTGCGGTTGCATCCCCCTAGCGCCGGCCGAAACTGCCTACTTCATGGGCAGCGGCGCGCGGGTAACCATCCGCAGGGCCATGATGCCAAGGCCAACGACCTGCCCGACGAGCGGACCGTACTTGCCGAAGAGCGGCTCCCATGCCGGCTGCAACTGAGCAGCCGTGGACAGAGCGGCCAGAGCCGTGCCGAACCACATGGTCTTGCTCTTCAGGCTTCCGCGGGCCCAATCCGCGGTGGTGATGGGCGATTCGTCAGTCATGCGAGTCTCCTAAGTTCAGATGCCAATGCCGCGCAGCACGCCTTGCGCTGCGACCGGATGAGTTCGGCGTTGTAAACGAACTCCGGTTCGATGATGACAGAAATGCATTTCGTGCGCGCTAAAAGCGCCAATGGGCCTCTCCGCGGGTCTTGCTGATACCACCCCTCCTTGACCCCGCGGCCGACGAAGAACCGCTCCAGAACGCTCTGAAGTCTTTCTGCAACGGCCCGGCCAGACGAGGACTTCGGAGCGTACAGGGTCTCGCATCCCCGCGCTCCCGGAGCGGCGGCATTGAAATGCACCTCGACCAACAGGTCCGAGGCGGAGGCGCGCTTGTTCACCCACGCAATCTTTCGGCTCAGTTCAACAGACGGGACGATGACGGCCTCTGGCAGAGAGGCAAGAATCTGCCAAACCCACAACTTGGCCTCGGCATGCTCTACGAAGCCTTTCCAAGAGGCTCCCGGCGCTGACGGAAAATGACCCGCTGAGAGGTAAATCATCAGCCGAACAACTGAGCCGCGAGAATGCCGGCCATGCCAATCAGCAAAGCGAACGCCACCTTCACGATGGTGCTTGTGACTTGGTCCACCCGTTTTCCGAGGTAGTCGCGGTACAACGCAATGTCACTTCTCAACTGAAGGTGGTCATCCCGAAGTCGAGTGTATCGCTCTGCACACACATCTTCGTGCGAACGAAGTCGCGACTCAACCTCTCGCATGCGAATGCTGAAATCGCGAGGGGTAGTTGTTGCACCTTCATCAAAATCTGGCATTTTTGCAATCTCCATTTTTGCGCCCTTGATTATTTCCAAGTGCCGCCGTCGTTGAACCAGACTGTAGCAATCTTCCAAGTGCCGCCGTCGTTAATCCATGTCGTAGCCTGCTTCCAAGTTCCTGCGTCGTTAAACCAAAGCACAGACTGCGCCGAAGGGCCGCTCGGAGTGACAAGCAGGTTTTCATCAAACCACCCCTCCGACCTCGCGTTGACATCGAACCACGAGCGAGGGTCGAGTTGCGGGTCAAATGTGCCGATTCTCGCCATCGTCAGTTTTCCTCAGGCGGACTCGGAGCAATCCAATTCCCGTGAATGTAAAGCCAACCGGGCTCTACATTTGACGGACACTCCACTCCAACAATTCCTGTTGGAAACTCGTTCCAATG